TATCGTCGGCAGCGTCAGATGTGTATAAGAGACAGGTGCGATACAGGCAGGATATTCCGAGAATTACGCAAACGCAAGAGCGTATGAATTGTTGGAGAATGTTGGAGTTTCAAAATACATCAAAGAGCTTTCCGATAAGCTCAAGGACGAGCGCATTATGAGTGCAAAGGACAGACAGGTTGCTTTGTCCGACATTGCAAGGAATGACGGGCAGGACACCTCCGACAGAATCAGGGCGATTGACACGCTCAACAAAATGACGGGCGAATACACCGTTAAGGTTGACGCAAAGGTTGAGCAGTCCGAAAAGCTATCCGATGTGTTCAGACAGTTGGGTGGTGAGGGACTGAGTGAGTAACAAATTCCCGTTGTCACAAAAGTATATCGACTTTATCAACACAACAAATGTGTCGGCTGAATTTCTTGAAGGAACTACAGCGTCCGGCAAAACTACCGTCGGAGCAGGCGTTAAGTTTATGCGAATGGTGTCGCAGTCGCCGAAGAAGCTTCACGCAATTGCCGCCAAAAACACGGGCAAGGCTGAGGAAACTATAATTCAACAGGACAACGGTATTCTCGACTTGCACCGCAACGCAGTCTATTGTGGTAACGGCGACAAGGATTACAAGCTGCCGCATATCAAGTTTGAGGACAAAATTATCTATATTCTCGGTTACAGCAGTCGGGATAAGTGGGAAATGGTTCTCGGTGCGCAGTTTGGGTGCGTTTATATTGACGAAATCAACACCGCTGATATCGAGTTTATCCGAGAGATGTCAACCCGTAATGACTATATGCTTGCAACGCTGAATCCCGATGATCCGAGCCTGCCTGTGTATAAGGAGTTTGTCAACCGCTCCCGTCCTTTTAAAAAATATGAAAACGATGTTCCTCCCGAGATTACGGCGGAGCTTACCGAAGAACCTGTACCGAATTGGCGGTATTGGTTCTTTTCTTTTGCCGACAATTTAAGTCTTACACCCGAACAGATTGAAAAGAAAAAGAACTCTGCACCGAAAGGTACAAAGCTCTATAAAAATAAAATCTTAGGTTTGCGAGGCAGAGCAACAGGTCTTGTGTTCCCGAATTTTGAGAGGGCAAGACATATCAAATCAAAAGAGTGGGCAGGAAAGTTTTTGAACTGTAACCGCAAGTCGGAACACTTTGTTCAGTTCACCACAGGTCTTGATACCGCCTATTCGCAGAAGTCGCCTGACACTATCGCAATGACATTTTACGGCATTACCAATCACGGCAAGTGTGTTCAGCTTGATGAAAGAGTTTATAACAACGCTGAAATGCAAACGCCTATTGCCCCGAGTGACACGGTGAAGAATTTTATTGATTTTCTTGACCGCAACCGTGATGAATGGGGCTTTGCACGCACGGCTTTTATTGACAGCGCCGACCAAGCGACTATTACCGAATTTCAAAAGTATAAGCGACAGCACGGCTGTGTCTATGACTTTGCAAATGCATGGAAGAAAACGAAGATTATCGACCGAATCAATCTTGTACTCGGCTGGCTTGCCACCGACTGTTATTTTGTGCTTGAACATTGTAAAAACACGATTGCCGAGTTTGAAATTTACAGCTGGCGAGAGGATAAAGACAACACACCCGAGGACGGTCACGACCATTGCATTAACAGCGGTCAATATGCGTGGCTGCCGTTTAAAAATATTATTGGAAGTGAAATAAATGGGGCTGATTAACAGAATGGCTGAATCTATCAGATCGGGAATTAAAAACTTTTTGCAGATTACTCCTGCAAGCGACAAAACAATTACCGTTACCGAAACAAGCAATCATCTGACCGAGTGCTTTATCAATCGCATTTGGTATTGGGGCAACAGCAGACAGCTTGCGGAGCTGTACAGGCAGATTGATACAAACAAAACTATGTTTTGGGCGGCAAAAAGCACAAAGGGGCTTGAAATCCGTAAAATACACACAGGTTTGCCGGCACTCATCTGCGAAACGCTTGTGAATATCGTAATTGCCGACTACAACGGCACAGATGTTACAAGTAAAAATTCAACCGCTTATGCAGAGCGTTGGGAAGACATTGAAAAGCAGAACAAGCTATCCGACACGGTTAAACAAATGCTCCGTGACCTATGTGTTGTTGGTGACGGTGCTTTTAAGGTCAGCTTTGACACGGCTGTATCAGATGTTCCGATTGTTGAATGGTATTCTGCCGAAAACATCGACTTTACATATGTGCGCGGCAGAATCCGAGAGGTTAAGTTTTACACCGATTACACGCAAAAACACCGCCGTTACCGTTTTGAAGAAACATACGGTTACGGCTATATTCACTATGCTTTGTACGATGACAACGGCAAAGAGATTGACCTGCACACGGTTGACGCTCTTTCGTGGATTGATTCAAAGGGCGTTACATTTGACGAATCATATATGTGGGCTGTACCTGTCCTTTACGGCAAATCGTGCCACAAGGGCAGAGGTGCGGGCATTATCGGCATAAAAACAGACGCTTTCGACAGTCTTGATGAAGTGTGGTCACAGTGGATGGACGCACTCAGAGCCTGCCGAACAAAGCAGTATGTGCCTGATTGCCTTGTTCCGAGAAATCCCGAAACCTGTCAGCCAATATCGCCAAATCCGTTTGACAACCGATTTATAACCGTGGGCAACGATATGTCTGAAAACGGCAACGGCAACAGGATTTACACCGAAAGTCCGCAGATTCAGCACGAAAGTTATTTGAGTTCATACATTACTGCCCTCGACCTCTGCTTACAGGGCATTATATCGCCGTCAACTCTCGGCATTGATACGAAGAAACTTGACAATGCAGACGCTCAGCGTGAAAAGGAAAAGACAACCCTTTACACAAGGCAGAACCTTGTGAAAATTACGCAGAACGCACTTCAAAGCCTTGTTGCAGTTGTACTCAATGCAGACAGTGAACTCAACGGCAAGGGCATTGTTGAGGGATTGGAAGTGTCCGTGAACTTCGGCGAATATGCAAATCCGAGCTTTGAAAGTCAGGTTGAAACCGTGTCAAAAGCAAGACAGGGCGGTTTGATGTCAGTTAAAACATCGGTTGACGAACTTTACGGCGACAGCAAGTCGGAGGATTGGAAAGCCGAAGAGGTGCAGAGAATTAAGGAAGAACAGGGCATTGCAGGCGAAGAAGAAAAATCGGAGCTTGACGATGTGGACCTTACCGACACCGAAGAGCCTGACGATAACGCAGAAGATGAAGAAAATGCGGAAGATAATGCGGAAAAATCCGAAAGCAATCCCGAACAGAACGATACACAGGTAAATGATGAGTGATTACAACATTAAAGAGGCTTTTGAGAGAATTGAAAACGAGCTTATCGACAGCATGATGCGCAATTTCAGCCGTCACAGAGCCGAAGAAACCAAAGAGGGTTACAATTGGACACAATGGCAGGCTGAACAGCTCAAAAGCCTTGAAGAGTACCGCAAGCATAACGCAAAGAAATTCGGCAAGCGTTTCAAAACCATTAACAGCAAAGTCGAGGAGATGATTCGCACTGCCAAAGCTGACGGAAATGCAAGTCAGGAGGCAGAAATCCTTGAGGCTGTCAAGGACGGTTTCAAAGCCCCGAAAAAGCCGTCAGAACACAGCACAGCCGAGTTTTTTAAGGTGAATGACCGTAAACTTGACGCACTCATAAAATCGACCACAGACGATTTAAAGAGGGCAGAAACGGCGGTTTTGCGTATGAGCAACGACAAGTACCGCAAGGCGATTTTTAACGCACAGGTTGCAACGAACACGGGTGCGGTTACATACGAAAAAGCCGTTGATATCGCCTGCAAAGATATGCTCAACGCAGGTCTTAATTGTGTGGAATACAAGAACGGTGCAAGGCACACGCTCTCGGATTATGCGGACATGGCGGTTAAAACAGCCAACAAAAGAGCCTATCTGCGTGGTGAGGGCGAAAAGCGAGCCGAATGGGGAGTATCCCTCGTTGTTGTGAACTCAAGACAGGGCGGTTGCCCCGATTGTGCAAAATATATCGGCAAGGTGTTTATTGACGATGTTTATTCAAACGGCAAAAAGTCAGACGGAAACTATCCGCTTCTCTCAACTGCAATCAAGAACGGTTTGTTTCATCCGAGATGTAAGGACAGCACAAGTACATATTATCCCGAACTTGATGATTTGGACGCACCGTTGTCTGAAGATGAAATCAAAGAGCTTGACCGTCAGCGAGGAATTGAGGAAAAACAGCAGTATGCACAGCGTCAGGCAGAACGCTTTGACCGTCGTGCCGAATACAGCCTTGATGAGGACAATAAACGCATTGCCCAAACCCGAGCCGATGAGTGGCACGATAGGGCGAATACGCTTGAAGAAAAGGCAAAACAATTTTCTTTGAAGACTGATGAACAAAAATATTACAGACCTGTTTTTGAAGAAGATATATCAAAAACTTTTGAACGCAAAATTGAGGGCGAAACAATTACAATTGATACCCACAATGCAAATACATTGTGTGATAATGTTTATATTTCAGATAAGGTAAAGCTAAAACGAAAAGAACTTCATAATTTTGATATGCAAGTGAGAAAAGCGTTTGATATGCTCGGAGAGGTTGAAACAAGCGGAAAGCCTGAAATTTGTATTGTCACTCCCGAAGAAATGCGAGTAAATGCTATTGCTTCATATATGCCAATGCAAAATGTTCTAAATGTCAATTCAGCATACTTTTCAACAAGTGATTTGTCAGGCTTACAAGAAAACTTGGCTTGTCCGCAAGACAGATTGAGTACAATTCTGCACGAACTGATTCATTGGCAAGACGCTAAAAATTACAGAGCAAAATTCGGAAGTATTAACGATTATTTTGAATATTGCGATTACCTTAATAAAATTTATGCTCCAAAGGTTGAAAAATTGATAAATAACGGTTATAATATAGAGGATATAAGTGAGTATGCTTTTGAATGCTTAAAAGATAAAGCTATGGATGAAGTGTATAATGAGTACAGAGTCAGCAAACTTTTAGGGTGATGATAGTATGAGATTGATACAAACTGAAGAACAAAAATCTCTATGGAATGCGTTTAAGCCGTACCTTGTAACAAATGGTTTAAATGTCACTTTGCGTGAAGATGCTCCACAAGAAGCTAAAGATGCTGAAGCACTTTACAGTAAGCTTAGAGAGAAACAAAAAATGCAATATCTAAAAGATAGTGGCATAATCTAACCGCTCCGTAAAAAGGGCGGTTTTGTTGTTTAACTTGCCGAGAATATGTTCAGAGCAAGAAAAACGGCTTGTTCACGGCATTGCTTAACTTGCCTGTAACTTGCCGTAACAGAACTAAATACATCAAATCAGCACTTTGAGAAATCAGAGTGCTTTTTTATTGCATTTAAACCCGTCGATTTCGACCAGTTTAGAAAGGTGGTGACAGAATGAAAATCAGAGTAACAACAGCATTTAACGACAGGCAGAACGGCTATGTAACACGACCTGTGAATGAAGTTTTTGAATGCTCCGAGCAGAGAGCAAAGGAACTCATTGACGGTGGTTTTGCAGAAGAGGTCAAGCCTGACGCTCCCAAAAAGCCGAGAGCCAAAGCAGTTAAAACAGAAAAAACAGAAAAAGCGGATTAAGCACTTTACGAATATGTAAGGTGCTTTTTTATTGTCCGAAGACATTAAACTACGGGAGACACCGTGCAAAACTGAAACAGAGAGACACTCTATAAACTGATTACGGGAGACACCCGAAAAACTGAAAGGATATGAAAAAATGGCAGAACCAAATCCAACACCAACCCCCAATGAACCGACACCTGCACCGCAGGGAACTCCACAGGGAAACGCTCCTGTCTTTGATTACGACAAGCTCGCAAGCCTTATTACAGGCAAACAGAGCGTGACAGAGGACACCGTTTTGAAGTCATATTTTAAGGAGCAGGGATTGTCAGCCGATGAGATGAAAGAGGCTATCGGTGCTTTTAAAAAGCAGAAAGCTAAGAACACTCCCGACTTTGCAAAAATGCAGTCGGAAGTTGAATCTGCAAACAACGCAAAGCTTATGGCAGAAGTCAACCAGTCGGCAACCCTCGAAGCCGTAAAACAGGGCGTTGACATTGCAACCGTTCCGTATGTGCTTAAAATTGCAGACTTTTCAAAAGCTGTGACAGACGGCAAGGTCAATGCGGAAAAGCTGACAGAGGCTGTTAAAAAGGTGCTTGACGATATCCCCGCACACAAGGGCAAACCTGCCGAGAACGGCACAGGAGTTAAGAAAATCGGCGGTGACGGCAACGGCGACAAAAATTTAACAGAAGATGCCTTAAGAGGAATTTTCGGCATCAAATCGAAAAAGTAAGAAAAGAGGTAAATAATTATGGCAGTATTAGAATACGCAACTATTTTCAGTAATGTTTTAAGAGAATTGTACGGTCAAGCCCTTACTTGCGATGACCTTTACCACTCAAACTCTGACATTCAGATTATCAACGGTAAGGATATTAAAATTCCGAAACTCTCGGTCAGCGGTTATAAAGACCATACACGAGGTGCAGGCGGTTTTAATTTGGGTACATATTCAAACGGTTACGAAACCAAAACCCTTGACCACGACAGAGATATTGAGTTTGCTATCGACCCTATTGATGTTGACGAAACAAATATGGTAGTGACTATCGCAAATATTCAGACACGCTTTGAAAAAACACAGGCTATCCCTGAACTCGACTGTTATACTTACAGCAAGCTTTATACAGAGGCTAAGCGAGTTGGTGCAACAGTAAAAACTACTGCATTAACTGCGGCGAATGTGCTTGCAGATTTTGACGATAACCTTGAGGCTTTTGCCGAAGCGGGTGTACCGCTCGACAGGGTTATTCTTTATGCGACACCACAGTACAAAAAGCTTTTGAAGAATGCAGAGGGTATTCAGAGAACACTTGAAATCAGTTCCGCAAAGGGCATTGACCGCCGTGTTCGTTCCGTTGATGATATTGATAAGATTGTAGAAGTGCCAAGCTCAAGAATGAAGTCTTTGTTTGATTTTACAAACGGTTGTGTTGCTGACAGCTCAGCTAAGCAGATTGACTATATTCTTATTGACCCGGAAGCACAGGTGTCAAGAGTTAAGTATTCATATATCAATGTCTATACTCCGGGTTCTGACAGCCGAACAGCTGATAATTATATATATCAGAACAGAAAAGTTAATGGTACTTTTGCCATTGACGAACTTATGAAGCAGGGCGTAATCATTCATGCCGAGGCTTAAAGCGAGGTGAGAAAAAATGAAAGCAATCAAAGACAATAAGTCATATACAGTCAACACAGACGAGGAAGCTAAGACTTATGTATCCCGTGGTTATGATATTCAGGATGACAACGGCAAAATCAAAGAATATGGATTAGGCAAGAAAATTTCTGTTGATGATTACAATACTTTGAAGAAAGAAAATTCAAAGCTCAAAGCCGAAAACAAAAAACTTAAAGAGAGTACCAAGTCAGACACAAAGGAGTAAATCTATGTATGCCGATTACATTGAACAGCAGGGCGGAGATGAGAACAGCGTTATCTCTGCCGAACACATTGATGTTCTAACTTTTAACCGCATTGATTTTGAAAAACTTTCGGAAATGCAGAAGAGAATCATCGGCAGAGTGCATAGCAGACTTACTGCTTTTGAAGAAGAAAATGCCGATATGATTTCTTCCTATCTGAAAAGCTATTCAATCAACGGCACATCAATGGAATTTGGTGCAAGCTGGAACTTAATGTGTATCAGCGGAGTGGCAATTCCTGCCGACCTCTATGCGTTGCTAAAATCAACGGGACTTTGTTATCCTGCAATCTGAAAGGTGCGTGAAAACCGTGAAATTTCCGTCACTTGTAAAAAAGCAGTTCTGCAAAACTCCTGTCGAGGTCACAATCTACGGTGAGGGTGTTACCGAAGACGGAGCACCCCTGACCGTGTTTGAATGCAAAAATCTGTATCCCTCCGACAGCTTGTACCCGTCAGCAACCCTGCACGGTGGCTCTGCCTTGTGTAATATGCAGTCAAAGGCAAAGACGGTCTATACCAAAGAGCAGAAAATTGTTCAGGTGTCGGCTGTCTTGCTTTTTGACGGCGATATTGCCCCCGACAGCCCCACTTTAAGCGGTGGCTTTGTAATCCTTGACGGCGTAAAACGAAACATCGTACAGGGTACAAAACACCGCAACCCCGACGGCAAAGTTAATTTTACGGAATTGGATGTGATTTAATGGGATTTTCAGTATCATCAAAAATCAAACTCAATATGCCTGTTGTAAAACAGCTTGACAAGGCAAAGCAACAGGCTCTTGAACAGACAGGTGACGCACTTCTTAAACAGGTGAAAAACACGCAGGTAATGCCGTTTGATACGGGTAATCTTCAGAACGAAAATACCTTTGAAGATTGTGCGCAGAGTTGGAACGGCACGGTTAAAATTGTGTCAAGCACTCCGTATGCAAGGCGGTTGTATTTTCATCCCGAGTATAATTTCAGCCGTAAGGAAAACATTGCCGCCGGCGGTAAATGGTTCGCTCCGTGGCTTGAGGGTGGTACACGGCAGAATTTTTGCAGTCGGGCATTTGTGAGATTTTACAGAAAGGAAGCAGGACTTTGATTTACTTATCGGACATCAGAGATTGGCTCAAAAGCGTTACCTCAGCCGAGCATTATTACATCGGCAAACTTGACAACAAGCAGGACAGGTCAATCGGTGTGTATTCATTAAAGCAGTCGGGAACACCCACAAGGGCAATCGGCGGTGAAAGCACCTACGATACAATAAGCGTGTCTTTGCTTATCCATTACACCGACAACGCAAGAGAAACCGAGGAGTTTGCACGCAGACTTTACGAAACGCTTTACGACATTAAAAATGTTGAAATTAAGGAACACAAAATCTATATAATCGAACTGCTCACGGAAGAACCCGTTGATGTGGGAACAGACGACAATGGTGTGTATGAGCAGGTCATTGAAGTTAAATTTTATTACGAAAGGAAGTAATTTTATGGCAAAAGTTGAATCGGGAGTATTCCCATGCTATGAAAATCAGTTTGCGGTTGGCAAGGCAGGAACAGAATCCGCCACGACAAATATTGCTAACTGCGAAGAATTTTCCGTTGCATTTGACAACGGTGTCGAGGAATGGACAGCCTTTGAAAACGAGGGCTGGAAGTCAAGGCTTATGACAGCAAAGTCAATCACAATTTCGGTAAAGGGCAAGCGTACAATCGGTGACGCAGGTAACGACCAGATTGCCGCATTGTCATTTGAAAACGGCAGAAAGGCAGAAGTTTCGTTTATGTGGACCTTCCCCAACGGTGCAACCGTCCTCTTTAAAAATGCAGTTGTATCCGTTACATCAAACGGTGCAGGCGCAAGTACGGGTGTTGCTCCGCTTGAATTTGAAGTTATGTCAAATGGCAAGCCGGTATATACAGCAGCCGCTTAAAAAACGAAAGGAATGAACGATTATGTCAAAGTTAATTGATATTACAGACAAGCTTAATTTTGAGGAAAAGCCGAGTGTCAGAGTTAAAAATGTTGACCTTGCAATCAACAATGACGCAGTTTCAATGCTCAAAGTTGCGGCACTTTTTGAGGACGGCAACGGTAAAAGTAAAGATGTTATCGAAATGTATCATCTTCTTTTTGATGAATCCGAGAGAGAAAAGATTGAAAAGTTAAAGCTGAATATGCACGATTTCAACGCCCTTATCAGCGAATCTGCCAAAATTGCAACAGGCGATTTGACTGACGAGGGGGAAGTTCAGACCCCGGCTACGACCTGATTGATGACTTTGATTTAATCGTGTCGAGCTTTCGCTCGGAGTACGGGGTCAGCATTTATTCAAAGGATTTTGTAAAAATGAGTTGGAATGAGTTCTGCTCACTTCTGCAAGGCTTAGGACCCGAAACACCGCTTGCAAGAACGGTTCAAATTCGCCTCGAAACCGACAAAGAGGTTTTGAAAAACTTTACTTCGTCACAGCATAAAATCCGCAACAAATGGCGGTCAAGAAATGTAAAGCACTATTCAGACGAAGATATGAACACCGTTCTTGCAGAATTTCAAAACTTTTTTGCAAGCCTGTAAACAAAAAGCCACTCCAAACGGGGCGGCTATTCTTTTGCAAAATTTTATTAGCGTACATCATAACGGTGTGCGCTGTTTTTATGCCTGTTTTTAAAAAATCTAAAATGAAAGGAAGTGGTGAATATGGCGACAAAGGCGGGTGAAATTGAGCTTGATGTCAGGCTTACGGGGGATGATATTTCCAAAACATTGCATAAGATTTCCGATTCAATTACAAAAAAGTTTGATTCGGCATTTTCAAGTCTTTCAAAAGATTTTGAAAATGTAAGCACGGATATGAAACAGTCCTTTTCAAAGGTTTCGGAGGGCGTTTCTCAGAAAACCGAGAAAGAGTTTTCAAACATCAAAGGCAGCGGTGAGCAGTTAAGCAATTCGGTTTCATCTTCGTTTAAGAAAATCGGTACAGCTGTGGTTGCCGCCTTTTCCGTTGCCAAAATTAAGGAGTTCGGTCAGCAGTGCATTGAATCGGCTGCGGAAGTCAATGCGGCAAATTCGCAGTTTGAGCAGACATTCGGCACAATGCAGTCACAGGCAGAATCAGCCATTCAGAGCGTTGCCAATCAGAGCGGTATTCTTGAAACCCGATTGCAGGGCGTCGGCACAAGCATTTATGCCTTTGCAAAAACTACTGGAATGGACAGTTCAAGTGCTTTGGGTATGATGCAGGAGGCTTTGCAGGTAACAGCCGATAGTGCCGCATATTATGACCGTTCGCTTGAAGATACCGCAGAAAGCCTGAAATCGTTTCTCAAAGGCAACTTTGAAAATGATGCCGCACTCGGTTTGTCCTGTACTGAAACCACACGAAATGCGGCGGCTAATAAGCTGTATGGCAAGTCATTTACGGATTTGTCGGAATCGCAGAAACAGCTCACGCTTTTGCAAATGGTCAAGGACGCTAATCAGCTTTCGGGTGCTATGGGACAGGCAAGCCGTGAAGCAGACGGTTGGGAGAATGTAACAGGCAACCTCAGAGAAAGTTGGAAACAGCTCCTTGCCGTAGTCGGTCAGCCTATTCTTCAGGTGGCAACTCAGGTTGTAAAGCGGTTGAGTTCCGCACTTGCGACTTTAACGGAATATGCCAAAGGCGCGGTTGAATCGCTTTCAAAGGTATTCGGCTGGGATACAGGCAACAACACCGCAAGCAATATCAAATCTGCGTCCGATTCTGCCAAAAGCCTTACGGATACGGCAGATGACAGTTCAAAGTCACTTGATAATGTTCAGAAAAGTTCCGAAAAAGCAAAGAGAAGTGTTGCGGGCTTTGATAAGCTGAATATGCTTTCAAGCTCTGACAGCTCATCTTCAAAGTCAGACACCTCCTCATCAAAAAGCTCTTCAGGCGGTTCATCGGGCGGAGCTGTTGCAAAGAATGTTGTCAAGGACACAAGCAAAAACCTTTCGGGAGCATTCAAAAATCTATACGAAAAAAGCGGATTTAAAGGTTTTGTCGAGAATGTACAGAAAGGTATTAACAAGGTTGATTGGTCAGCTATAGGCAAGAACTGCAAGACCGTTTTTGATAATGCTGTTCCCATAGTTCAAAAGGCATTCGGCACAATGCAAAAGGTCGGTTCTGCAAAACTCGGGGCAATCGGCTCTGCATTCGGAGCGGTTGCGACAATCGGCGGAAAGTCGTTTCAGACCATTTCAGGCGGTGTTGCTAAGTGGATTTCAAAAGACAGGGAAAAGATTATCGGCTTTATAGACACCATAGGCAACAATCTTACAAACGGCTATAACAATCTTTCAATCTTTTTTGATAATTTCGGTACACTTGCAGGCAATGCAATTGACAATGTTCGCCCTCAAATGGAAGAATCAATTTCCAATCTTTTTAGCGATCTTACAACCTTTGCGGGCTCAGTCGGCGAAGTTGTTTCGGGTGCGTTTTCAACTGCAACCGAAAGCCTTGTGGAATGGACTGAAAATGACGGTGCAACAATCACTGAATTTCTCGAAAATTTACAATTGCAGTTTGCAGATGTGTTTAACTTTATCGGTCAGATTTTCGGAGATATCGGAACAATTATCAGTAATTGGTGGAACGGCAACGGACAGCAGATTTTTCAGAATATCTGCAATATGTTTACCAACATCGGCACAACCCTGATGAATGTTTACAATCAATGGATTAAGCCTGCGTGGGATTTTATCGTAGCAATCGTAAAATCAGCTTGGGAAAACTGGCTGAAGCCTGTTTTTGAGGGTGCAATAAACTTCTTCGGCAAGGTTGCAGACTGTGTTTCAACCGTGTGGAATAACTTCCTGTCACCGTTTGTAAACTGGCTTGTCAGTTTTTGGGGACCTATATTTCAGAATGTTTTCAATGCCGTAAAAAGGGTGTTTGATAATGTGTTTACATTTATCGGTGGGTTGATTACCTCTATACAGAAAACATTCGGCGGTCTTATTGACTTCATTACAGGTGTTTTCTCAGGCGATTGGAAAAAAGCATGGCAGGGTATCTACGACTTCTTCAAAGGTATTTGGGACGGCATTTGTGCCGTGTTTAAGTTTATTATAAACGCTATCATTGACGGCATAAATGCGTTGTGGACAGGTATTTATAATTTCGTTTCGGGTGTTGTTAATTCAATCGGCGGAATAGCCGGTATTATCGGAGCGGCTTTTGGACAGGATTGGAGTTTTTCAATGCCTGAAAATCCGCCTCTCATTCCGAGATTTGAAGAACCCACGGAATCACCGGCACGAAAATTTGCAAAAGGCGGTATTGTTAAAGCTCCGACACTTGCGGTTGTCGGCGATAACGCAGGTGCTAACAGCGGTAACCCTGAGGTTATTTCTCCTCTTAACAAGTTACAGGGTATGCTCGACAATTCGGGCGGTCAGGATACAGTGATTCTCACACAAATTCTTGACCTGCTTAAACGCATTTATGAAATGTTCATTATCTTTCGCAATAACGGTGGCAACACTTATTCGTTTACTGCCGAGCTTGAGGGTTCAACGCTTTTTGAAGAAATGATAAGACAGGATGAGCTTTACAGACGCAGACACAACGGTAAATCCGCATTTGCATAAAGGGGGGGATGATATGTCAAATTATAACGGCTATTTGCTTAAATTCGGCAACAACATAATGCCGAATAAGTACATTACCGCATTTTCATCAACTCCGAATCAGCGACTTGAAACTTCTGCGGAACGAGATCAGAACGGTACGCTTCAAAGGGCAACGCTGCCAAATTACAAAACAAAAATTTCGTTTTCAACTCACATTCTTCATCTTGACGAAAAGATTGATTTTCAGTCGATTATCAACCTCTCAATGGCGAATAAGTTACAGAGAAAGTGCAGGGTAACTTATTGGAACGATGAAACGAACAGCTATTACACCTCTTATTTTTATATTCCTGATATTGAATATACTGTAATGAATGCCGAAAAGAATGATATAACCTATCAGCCGATTACTGTTGAGCTGATTGAGTATTAAGGGGTGATTCTTAAAAATGCTTGTATCTAAAGAAATTGCTGATAAGCTGAAAACAAACACACTTTACAACACCGTTGCCCTGCATTCCCCCGACGGCAGTTTTGAGGATATAACAGGTGAAAGTATCGTGCTTGACAGCTTTTCGCTTGAAAATGAAATTGTTGAAAAAGAATTGAAATTCGGCGGTTGCATAGCCTCTGAAATGAGCGTGAAACTCATTGATTATGATTGCTCGGCTTTGATAGGAAAGACGGTACAGGTCATCATAATGGCAACATATCTTGAATCGGAGCTGTATCCGTCAGATGATTTGTACCCGTCAAATGCTCTTATTTGTCCTGCCGAAACAGGAACGGTTGAATGTCCTGTTTTCTACGGAAAAATTCAGTCGGCTCAAAGAGATAAAAAACAGCGTAACATCGTCAAAATCACAGCCTATGACGCTTTTTATGATATGTCAAAGGTGGATATGTCTTTGTGGTTTGCAGGCAAAGAGAACGAGGACGGCAGCTTTGCTTATGGTTATGCGCACTATCAAAAAGACGATAATTTTAAGAGCTTTTATTCAATAATCGCAGAATTTGCCAAAGATTATGCAATTACAGGGGTTTCACCGCCGAGCTTATCTGTCTTTAGTGTACCGCTGAAATTTGATGATACCTGCGTGGAAAAGGTTATAAAGGACATTACCTTGTCAGATTTAATCCAAGCTTATGCAGAATTAACTTTGAGCTTTGCCGTTATAGATGCCGACGGAAAAATGCGTTTTAAAAGGTTGTATTCTCAATCTTCCGTTGAAACAATCGATTCGTACAAAGATTTATCCTTTGAAGATTACGAACTTGAGCCTATCCGTATGTACAGTGCTAAGTTTGCTGATAAAAAAGCGTTTTTGTATGGCAACAGTAACGATTTTTCGTGGTATGTTTCCGATAACATTTTGATGAGGTGCAGAACAACAGCAAGTGATATTGGCACAAAATATAATTCTGTTAATTTTTTTGGTGATGTATATAAATACCGCCCGACAAAAATTAAGCTGTTTTCGTATTGGTGGCTTGAGGCAGGCGATAAGTACACAATTAAAACTCCGTTTGAAGATTTGCCGACAATCGAAACATTTGTGTTCAATAAGAAAATGGACGGATTTATAACTGCCCTCACGTCAAAGGGCGAAAAACGATTAGGAAAGGAAGTAAAAGAAAATGAACAAATACAATAAAATTGTCTTTGTGAACGGCTCTGCTCCGCCCCTCAATGCCGACAACCTCAACCATATGGACGAGGGGATTGAACGGGCAACGGACGGAGCAATTGCACTTGAAACCGAAATAGCCACAGCAAGAGGCGGTCAAAATTCGCTTGGAGCAAGGTTTGATACGACCGACGCAAATCTTGCAAGTAAAGCCAATAAATCGACAACGCTTGCAGGGTACGGAATTACGGACGCATATACGAAGGAAAGAACAGACCAAAAACTTGCCCAAAAGCTCAATTCAATGCCGTTCGACAGCGAACCAAAAAATAACAGCCCGTGTTACCTCACAAGCGGTACGGTTTACAATGCTCTGCTTGTGAAAGCAGATAAAACCGCCTTGGCGACTAAATACGATTCGTCAAATATTGAAAGTGGTACATCAACACTCACACCGTATTCAACCGTCACCGATAAAATCAAAAGTGCAAACTGTACATATAAGACGATTGGTGACATCGTAATCGTCAGTGCAACGGTCAAAATGAACGCAGTATCTCTTGGCGGCAATAGCATGTGTCCGCTGATTGATTTGCCGTACAAATGTATTTCCGAGGACAATGTTTTTTGTGTCGGTATTTCAAACCTTGGCAAGCTCTTTAAATTTGCCATTCCGAAAAATAACACTTGGCTACAGTTTTCGACTCAGGATAAGACGGCTTACACATTTGCAGACGGCGAGCAAATTAATGTGATTTGCTTGTACAAAATTAAATAACGGAGGTATGAAAAATGGAACTTAAAGAAAAAATCACACTCGATATGCTCACAAAGGACAGCGTTTCGGTACTCAGACAGCAGTTTTTGACCTTCAACGGTGAAGAAATGCAGGTTGGCGGAAACATCCGCAACGCATACATGAACAGCAAATCGGGCAGAGAACAGCTCAAAACGGTGCTGTCTGATGAATATTACAATGCCGTCATGGCAGTTTGGGGCGACAATCCAACCGTTGACGAGCCTGTCGAAAGTGAGATGTAAGCGATGAAGATTGATATTGTACAGCTTGCAGAAATCATATCTGCGTTAGCTTTAATTGGCGGTGTTGTATTTGGTGTTTTTAAATTTATCGAAAACAACAAAAAGCAGAACGCTGAAATCAAAAAAATCAAAGGTGAGCAGACCTTGACAATGTATGCACTCCGTGCGTGTCTTGATGGTCTGAAACAGCAGGGTTGTAACGGCAGAGTTACCGAGGCTATCAATAAGATTGATAAGTACCTCAACCAGTCGGCACATTCGGTGGAAGATTTAAATTGAAAGGATGATAATAATGAAAATGACAAACAAAATCTATGATGTACTTAAATACATTGCTCTTATCGTACTGCCTGCAATCGGTACACTTTACTTTGCCGTAGCAGGCATTTGGGGCTTGCCATACGGCGAACAGATTGTAGGCACTATCACAGCCGTTGACACCTTCTTAGGCGCTCTGCTCGGCTTGTCAGCTTATAAATATAACAAAACAGACGAAAGCGAGGAATAATTATGAGTAATTCAAAACTTGTTAATTACACAAAATTAAGCCCAAACCACAGCGGTAAACGCACACACAGTATTGACCGCATTACTCCGCATTGTGTAGTCGGTCAGTGCAGTGTCGAAACACTCGGAAACATTTTTCAGGACACAGCTCGTGAGGCAAGCTGTAACTACGGAATCGGCTATGACGGCAGAGTGTTGCTCTGTGTCGATGAGAGCAATCGCTCTTGGTGTAGTTCATCAAACGCAAATGACCAGAGGGCAGTCACAATCGAATGTGCAAGCGACACGGTAGCTCCGTACACCATGAACAGTAAGGTGTATAACAAACTCGTTGCACTCTGCGTTGACATTTGCAAGCGTAACGGCAAGACTAAACTGCTTTGGTTTGGCAATCAGGACAAGACTTTAAACTATTCGCCAAAATCAGGCGAAATGGTCTTGACTGTACACAGGTGGTTTGCGAATAAATCTTGCCCAGGTGACTGGCTTTATAACAGGCTTGGCAATCTTGCAGACGAAGTAACTGCACAGCTCGGCGGTAAAACATCAAATAAGGAGAATGAGGAAATGATTAAATACGGCTCACACAATACGGCTACACTCGCGTTTAAAAAGCAGTTAATTACGCTTTATAACATGAAAATCATCAAAACAAAAGTCGATAACTCAAACGGTTTCGGTGACGGTACACTGAAAGCTGTAAAAGAAGCACAGAGAGCAGGTAAGGTCACAGTTGATGGCATTGTAGGTGAGAAGACAATCAATGCTATCTATCATCTTATCAATGATTGCAATTGGGCTAAAGATAAAAAAATCGCAAATGCAAAAAAAGCACTTGGCTAATTAAAACCTAAAGGACATTTTTAATGTCTTGACAAACACATAATTGCAAAAAATCCCCCTCATCCGCCGTAAAAAAGCGAGTGAGGGGAATTTGTTATTTGTAGATTTGTTAGCTACTTGTTAGCTGTGTGTTAGCTACGATATGTATTTTTCCGTGTTTTAGAGTGATTTAAGTATAGCAAAACCCCAGTAAATATCGTATTTACTGGGGTAAAAAGCTATGGTGCAGGTAACAGGACTTGAACCTGCATGAAATTGCTTTCACATGGACCTGAACCATGCGCGTCTGCCAATTCCGCCATACCTGCTTATTAAATTGAAAATTGAAAATGGAAAGTTGAAAATGATTGTGTCAACTTTTGCATAATCAATTTAAATTCCCTTGATTTTTACACGGTGGGGAAACCGAGGCGGAGCTTACTTTCAGATGAATCTTACTCCTCAGCTGATTCCGCAACAGCACTCAAAATATGCTATATTATTATAGCAGACCGACAGGTAAGTGTCAAGTGACATTTACTTTATCGGTCTGTTTTACGCTGATTATTTTTCAGAATCGGGTTTGCGGATTTTGAAACCGTCATATTTTCCGATGTCGCAGAGGGCAATTTCGTGGCAACCCATTCTTGTTGACAGCGGTGCAAGCTCCATATAGTCGCCGTAGAGGAAAGTAAGGTACTTGTCATATTCCTTTGGCACAGGGAACTTGTAACCCTCAAAGTCGGCATAAGCAACATCGTCAAGATATTCCTTTGGAAAAGCACCGTTATAAATATTTCTGCCCATTCCGTCATAGAGATATTTTGCGTTCTTTTTGTTTTTAAAGAATTTTAAAGTACGGACTTCAAGCCACATACTGAATCTGAGCGGAAATATTTTCTTGCAGAAATTTGTTACAATGCTCTGGATTCTACTGCCGTTTTTAGCCTTGCGATTGTTCCATTTATTGAACACCAGCGCTCTTGTGAACAGAGTTACAGCCATATGAATTTTTCGTCCGATTGCTGAATTGGCTGTGTTATCATGACAGAAAATATCAAACGCAATTCCGTTGTGCATTGCGTGATGGTCTTTTGCAAAGTCGGTTGCAAAGAAAGTGTCGTCAAGTCTGACCTTGGCAAATTCATAGAAACAAGCCTTGTCCGTATGGTACGATTGAAAAGTCATGTTGCTTGGAAGTTCCTTTGGCGCAATCTCGCAAAATCGGTCAAAATCTTCACGCAACATCATAATGTCTGCATCATCATCCCACGGAATGAACCCTTTGTGACGAATTGCACCGAGAAGTGTTCCGCCGCCGAGAAAATATTTTATGTTGTGCTTTCGACAAATTCTGTCGGTTTCAAGCAGAAATGCAAGCTGAATTTCGTGAATTGAATCAAGTCTGCGCTCGTGTGAGTGGGGGATACGCAGAACTTTTTCGGACTTCATCTTGTCCATTATGCAGATTTTCAGCATGGTTTCAAGGTCAATATCGGGAGTGCATTCGTTTACGGAAATCTTGTTTGAATTAATTGCACAGCCGTCAAGCTCCGTAAAATCGCCCGACTCAATTGTACAGCGACTGCCGTAAATATCGTTGAGAACAGCCGCAATCATAATCAGCGATGCGTTGCAGTTTTTGCCGCCGACATTATAAACTGCGTTTTCTTCAAGATTTGTCATTGCGAAAACAATCGCCTTTAAAACATCGTTGATATAAACAAAGGTGCAGCGATCCCTTGTTGCAGGAACAACTGTGTCACGGCGGTTGGCTATATCGTCAAAAACAGGATCAAGCACGCTTGTAAAGTTGCTTGACGCTCCCAAAATTATGCCCGTTCTGAGCGTTGTAACTGTTGATTCGCTGTTCTTCAAAACCGAGTGCAAGGTGGTTTCTCTCGTTCTCATAAGCTGACCTGCAAGCGATGAGGGAGAGGTTGCGTCAAGTTCTGCGTACTCGTTTTCAGAATAAACTCTGTGCGGTTTGGCTTTGCCGTAAATTCTGCTGTCGTTCACAACGACAACCCTTGCGCCTGTGGCTTTTGCAATTTTGGCACAGGCATTTATCTCTGCAATGCCGTCAATCATAATCTGTGGGTTGTTGTCTGTATGTTCACCGCAGATTCCTGTTGTAATTACATAGTCGGCACTTGAAATTTCTGATGCAGAATTATAATCGACAAAATCAAAATCATCTCTTAACAAGAGTTCGCTGTGGTATGATGCCATTGCGTTGCGTGATTTGCCGAGAAGGATAACTTTTATTCCGAGCCTTTTAGCCTCGTTATTGTACAGAAGGGCATAGCAAAGACACCTTGCAAGTTCACCGCCCGAGATGACAATTGTTTTGTTCCTGAGCTTTGCAAGAGTTTCTTTTTCAACTCCGGGCAATGCCGCCCTGTCGGCCTCAAATTCGTTTAAAAAATCTTTAATACGCATTACTTTATCCTTCGCAATTCTGCACGCAGTTCTGTTGCTCTTATACTGCGTTTTATTCCGTCTTTAAGCGTGGTTTTCGGACTAAAGCCGAGTGATTTTATTTTATCGTTGCACAAAACATACGGTGTGGGGGATGACGGAGAAAATTCGGGTTCTTCTTCGTCTTTTCTGTGAACGAACACTACGGAGAGATTCTTTTCGGGATTTGCCGATTTTACAAGCTGTGCAAATTCCCGCATTGTCACATTTGCGTTACCGTTTGAAATGTTGTATGCCTCACCGCTTTTTCCGTTAAGCAAAATATCAATCAATGCAGAAACAGTGTCCGTCACATAGCAAAAGCTGAACTTTTCACCACCGTTATCTGTAAGCATAATGCTCTGATTTTTTGCCGCACTGACAATCAGCTTTGACCATTTTCTTTCATCGCTCATTCTGACACCTCCGAGTGTGGGGCAGGGACGGGCGATTTTTACATTCATACCGAACTTTTCAGCATAGCAAACAGCAAGTGTTTCGGCTGAACGCATACTTTGTGCGTATGCACTGTCGGCATCGGTCGGATCAAGATAGCCGAGGTCGTTTTCGCAAATGTTATTTTTACCGCTGAAAACCTCCCCGTAAACCATATATGAAGATACGAGCAGAACCGATTCGGCATTTGACTCTTTTGCATATTCTAGCACATTTGCAAAGCCCGAAGTGATTGTATCCGCAATTTCGGGATTACTGCAATCTTCCTCTGCAACCTCACACGGGCAGTTGCAGTATATTACAAAGTCGGCTCTTTCAATCTCCGGAAAGTTCTTTGACTCTCCGATTTCAACAACAAAATCTTTGCGGAGAGTAAGGTTGCCGAACTGCTTTTCGGCATCTTCACGGCTTTTTGCAAGGGTGATTACCCTTGTGTTGTTTTCAAAAAAATCATTGCCCTCAAGCAATGTGCATATAATGTAATATGCAATAAGTCCGTGACAGTCCGACACGAAAACAGTCTTGTTTTTTAACTGTTGAAAATTTATCCTGTTGTCTGCAATTTTTTTAATGTCCTCAAAAATTTCGGAGGGCAGATTGCCTTTTACGGTACAGTCCAT